AGAAAAAAGGATTGCTGAACGATTAGTTATGCTTGGATGGAAACCAAAAAAGAAAACTGATAAAGGACATATCATTGTAGATGAGAAAGTATTATCTGAGATACATAATATTCCTGAAGCTAAATTAATAAACAGATACTTAATGCTACAGAAAAGAATTGCTCAAGTCAGTTCTTGGATAGAAGCAATTAAGGAAGATGGTAGAGTACATGGCAAAGTAATAACTAATGGTACAATTACAGGGAGGATGAGCCACCAGTCGCCCAACATGGCTCAGATTCCTGCTGTGTACTCTCCTTATGGTAAAGAATGTAGGGCATTATGGACAGTAAACAAAGGTTATAAATTAGTAGGTGTTGATGCTTCAGGACTTGAGTTGAGGATGTTAGCACACTACATGAATGATAAGGATTATATACATGAAGTCGTTAATGGAGATATACACACTACAAATCAAGTTGCTGCTGGTTTGGGGTCAAGAGATGAAAGCAAAACTTTTATATATGCATTCATCTATGGAGCAGGTTCAAAAAAAATCGGAAGTATCATTGGAGGTTCGGAAAGAGATGGCGAAAGAATTAAAGAGAAATTTCTCCGAGCTACACCAAGTCTTAGATTCCTTCGAGAAAAGGTGGAACGAATTGCACAAAGAAGATGGGTCAGAGGACTCGACCAAAGAAAAATAATAATAAGGTATCCACACGCAGCTTTGAATACTTTATTACAAGGAGCAGGTGCAACAGTTATGAAGTATGCGTTGACACTCCTAGAAGAATATGTTATAAGAAAACAAATCAAAGCATTTCCAGTAGTAAATGTACATGATGAATTTCAATACGAAGTCGAAGAAGGTAGAGCAGATGAGTTTGGAAAACTAGCAGTACAATCTATTATAAATGCAGGTAAACAATTAAATGTAAGGTGTCCACTAAATGGAGAATATAAAATTGGAAACAATTGGTCAGAAACACATTAGTACTTTAGCTACTGATATTAAAAAACTTATAGCAGATATATCAAATGGTAAACCTGCTAACATGACAGAAGAAAATTTAGATGTGTTTTTAAATAATGTTAAAGAAGCTATTCTATCTTGGAATACTTCTCCAGCTAAAGCACAACAGTATGAAGGACAGCTTAGAATGTCAGTCATAGGTAAACCTGCTAGACAGTTATGGTATGACAAATATAGTCCTAAAGAAAGACAAGATGAAGATGCAGGGTTAGGTTTAAAATTTTTATATGGACATATTATTGAACATTTAATTTTATATTTAGCAGAGTTAGCTGGTCATAAAGTAGAGGACCAACAAAAGAAAGTAGAAGTCGATGGTGTTAAAGGACATATAGATAGTAAGATTGATGGTGAGATATGTGATGTTAAGTCAGCTTCATCATTTAGTTTTAAAAAATTTAAGAATGGTGAGTTAGTAGGTGATGACCCTTTTGGTTATCATGCCCAGTTATCAGGATATGAAACAGCTAATGGTACTAAAGAAGGTGGCTTTCTTGTTGTTGATAAATCAAGTGGTGATATATGTTTTTATAAACCTGAAGACATGGCAAAACCAAATGTTAAATCTTTAATTAAAGAGTTAAAAACTACATTAGAAAAAGATACACCACCAGAAAAATGTTATGAATTTAAAACAGAAAAGAATGGTAATAAAACTTTAGCTACAGGATGTATGTTCTGTCCACATAAATGGGAATGTCATTCTGATACAAATAATGGTAAAGGTTTAAGAGTATTTAAATATGCTAACAAGAATGTTATGTTAGCTGAGGTAGTTAAACAACCTTTAGTAGAAGAGATAACATATGAATATGAAAACCAATTAAAAAATTATGGAAAAAGAACTCAAGCATAAACATTTATTAGTAAGAGCAGAAGTCTTAGACCCTCCTAAAGATTTAAAGATGATGAAGAAATGGACTAGGAATTTAATTAAAGATATAGATATGAAAATATTAGCTGGTCCTTATGCAAAGTATTGTGAAGTTAAAGGTAATAGAGGATTAACTTGTGTGACTATTATAGAAACATCCCATATTACTTTACACTCATGGGATGAAAACAATCCTGCATTAGTACAGCTTGATGTTTATAGTTGTAAAGAATTAGATGAAACAATTGTGTTTGATTATGTTTATAAATTTATGCCAGTTAGAATGTCATATAGATATTTTGATAGAGAAAATAATTTTAAATTAATTAAACTAAAAAAATGAAACGAATACTTTTATTTATATATCATTGGTCTAGCAAAATAAATGTTTGGTCTTGGCAAAAGTTATATAAAAATAGAAATAGTATAGGGTATAAGAAATGAACAGTAAACAAATGAAACCAATAAGAAGAAAAGCTAGACATATTTTAGTAGCTTGGTTGCATTCTTTAATGAGTAAAGAAGAAGCAAGTAAGATTAATTATAAAAATGTATTTGCTTTTATGCCCAATCAAACCCACTATTATAGTGGTGATACATTTAGATTACAACCTTGGTCATACAAATGGATAGTTAAAAAATTAAAACGCAACCCAGAGTTGACAATAGATGATTTAAATGCTATGTTAAAACCAACAGAGAAACAATTAAGAAGACAACAAATGATAGAACAAGGACCATTATAATGACACATAAAGATATGTTTAAAGGTAGTACCTATGATTCATTAAATAAACAGGTAGATGGAAATCATTATTCAAAGATGAAGATTCAACCTGCTGAATTTATTAATGAAAACAATTTATTGTTTGCAGAAGGTAATGCCATTAAATATATCTGCAGACACACAGCAAAAGGCAAAGCAAAAGATATTGAAAAAGCTATTCACTATCTTGAAATGATATTAGAAAGGGATTACTCATGACTAAAGAATCAGTAATTTTACAATTAGAAAAAAGAGCAAGAGGTTTTCGCAGAATTATTTCATCATTAAATGATTTACCTATGTATGGTATTAATAAACACATAGATAAAATACTTCATGTTAAAATTGATGCATTAAAAGAACACCTTAAAAAAAAGATAACAAGAAACAATGAGAAGTTAAATGAAATGTATACTGAAAGTATAGATAGTTTAGCTGACGATGATGGACAACAAGGAGAGATAGCACCTGTTGTTTTAGATACACCTGCTACAGATAAGAGTTTTGAAAATGACAAATAAAATTGTAGGACTTAATGGTAAAGCAGTTCAAGCACAATCTGAAAAATATAATTTAAGAATTTGTTTAGTAGGTTCAGATGATATTGATATTAAAAATGTAGAAACTTTTGGACTAGCAGAAGATGGTTTCTTTATGGTTAAATCTTTAAATAATAAAAGGTTTCCTGTATTCATGGTTAATCCAGTAAGAATTAAAACAATAGAAACTTATGTTGATGGACAACAACCATTAACTAAATTGAATTCTGAAAAAGGAGATGATGATTTCCTTGTTGACTTACTGAGAAAGAAACATGAAGACCAATCGAAAACTTAAACAAAAGAAAAGAGTAAGAAGAAAAGAAGCTCACCTCATGAGTTTCAAATTACTTATTAATAATCAAGGACAATTTATAACTGAATTGTCTAAGTATCCTATGGATAAAATAACAACTCATTTTAAAAAAGAAAATGCTGGTGTGATTAAAGCATTACTAAGAGAATGTGATTCTAATTTTACAGATTTATCAGAGGAGTTAGAAAAGATTGCTTCAGATGTTTTTTATAATTAAGTCTCTTCACCTTTTTCAGCAGCACAAATAAATTTAATATACATCTTATAATTATTAACATCATCTGGTCCAATCGCTGCGTTCTTGTTATAAGATTCTAAATAACCAGCACTCATACAATCATAAAATGTATCATAAGTATTTATTTTAATAGGTTCAAGACAATTACTTGCCACACCTGAACAAAGAATCATAAATAAAGCTATCTTCATGGTTTTAATATTAATTTAACAATTGATTTTTCACCCATATATATTTCTGTTTCTGCCATAGATTTTATACATTGATATTCAGTAGAAGGTGATGCTGTTCTTGTTGCAATTCTTTTACCCTTTAAACATTGAGACATTGAATTTTGTATTCTATGTTCTTTAATCTCTCCATTTATAATCATCAATAAAGCTACTACCATTTCTGTCATTAGTGTGTTCCTCCTTTTCCATTTGCTCTTACTTTATCTTTTAAAGTTTCAATATCTTCTAATGCTTTTTCCATTTGCTTTTGTAAAAATTGTATATTAACTTTATTATGCATCATATCTTCA